CTGTGAATACTTAAATTTTGGATGTTTGATATTGAAAATAGTCTTTGTAACAGTCTTCCCATCAGATTTTCTCCAACTGACTTCAAAAGACTCTATAAGATCCCTATTATTCTCATCTAAATTAACTCTCAGAATCTCTGATGGATACAATCTTGATATGGTAAAATCTTTTAATTCTTTCTCAAAAGATAACAGCCAAAAATACTCACCATCAATAGCTAATGATTGAACAAACCTTCTCTGAACTGGAGAAATGAACCTCTTCCAAGCAGATGTTACATATTCTGATATAGCCTCATTTGGAATATACAACGACACCCCTGTACCAATAACATAATTCTTAAGATTCTCAACATACCCAAAGACGTGGGGGTCAGTATGGTATTTAGCATATGCAGCATTTTGAGTTTTAGTTAGTACCCCAGAAGTCTGTGCTCTACTTGACCCAGAATTAACAATACTCCAAGTCCCATCTGCTTCAGATAGTTTAGCTCCACTTTTAGTCAGATCACTTTCAGAGAAGTTGAACCAACCACGATTCTGCCAAAAAGCCATTGTATCCCCATCAACATTGAACATGGAAGAGCCATCTCCTCTTGAATTTATAATGGATTCAATATTCTGTGGATTATCTTGTCTAAGCCTCTTCCATTCTAACAATCTATTATGTGCATCTGAAGCTACTTTGTTATCCCTCTCTGAAAGCTCTTCTGGAGTAATAAGTGTAGCTCCAGTGGCTTTCTCTATCATTTTTTTAAAAAACTTTTTCATATATCTTCCCTCAAATCTGAATAAAATCTTTCTTCTCTTGATTCGTTTTCAAGAGCAGTCATTCCGTCAAGATCCCGATCTATATTCTCTCGAAATCTATTTTCCATTTTCTGCTTCAAATCCTCTGCATAATTTTGATCTGGGATATACTCAACTTCATTTGACTCAGCGTTAAAAACTGCACCAGCTACAGACTGGACTAAATCATCCTCGCCGTTAGCAACTTTTTTGACTCTCCCACCTATCTCCTCTTGTTGTTGGAGTTCCTCTTCCCATTTTGGGTGGGGTGGTACCTCAATTCTTCCTTCATACATGGCATTACGAAGAGAACTATAGGCGGCCATATGATCACNTCTAGTTGACTCTAGTGTATATNCANGATCAGTATCATAATCAACTTTGACACGAGAAGTCGTCCTATCTATAGACAGATGTGCAGAGATTATACCATGTGCTCTTAAATTCTGCATTGAATGTAAACTTTGGAAACCATCAAAGGTTACAAGCTTTATCGGATACATCAATAAATCAGCTAAATCATAAACCATATAATCAATATCTGATATCTCTATATCCTCATTATCTTGTGGAGTTATTCTTGCCATCATATCAATAATAAAATGAGGTAGTGTATACTCCTGTGCTTTATTCTTACTAGAAGTTCCCTGAATTTTATCATAGTAAGGAACATGGCACATACAAAACCCTACAGAATCTCGATTCTTTGCAAGGTCAATATGGAGATATCTATTGAATTGGGGAGTTAAACATTTAAAACCGTCTATAAAAGATCTCTTATGCTCATCAAATATTAATGGAATCTTTGGATTGATAGATTTTAAAATTGTTTCATATCGTCTAATATATGGGGATATGGCTCCAGTAACTCTTGATGCTTTATTACGAAGAAACTCAGGTGGATTTCTCTCAGCTTCATCTAGCATACCTCTTTCTACTGGAGCCGGAAACCAGTGATCAATATCTTCAATTGTAAACTTTAATATTAGATTAATCAGATTCTCTGTCATACCTTGGTGTTCCTATAATATCTTTTGCAGCAACAAGTCGGTGATAGATATGATATTCTTGACCATCTTTTTCAATAACACCTTCTCCATAAATCCCCTCTAAAATCATTCCAGAAAATTGCCCTACAATCACTTTAGATCCAATTTCAACTTCATATTTATCAATATATTTACCCTGTCCCATCTCAATGACCTCACCAACAGTAATTTTTATATCCTCCACTTTTGGTTCTGGAAGATATAATTCACCATTCTTAGTCCGAGCTGTATACTTAACGATTAGCCCATCTTCTTTGAGATCAATTCCAATAACTCCATCATCTAGTGGGTTTCTCTGATCAAGAGAAGATTTCGGCTGCGTGTACACTTGATCCCTCTGAGCTTGTACTCTCCTCTGTTCGGCTGTGTGTGGTGTCAACAATAATTCGTTTTCCATTTCCTAATCCTTTTTGTTTGTTTAACTTATCAACTAGTTTCATCAAATTCAAAAAAACTTCAAATACTTCAACTTCAAAAGTATCTTTAACAACATTATAATGCTGATCGTTCATAAAAAACTTTTCATTCCTTTTCCAATATCCAGGAAACCAACTTTTTGGTTTTGCTTCCCAGAAAGTCCGCTTTCTCCAAAAAGTCTTTGTCTTATAAACTCCAGCATCTCCTTCATTTCTCTTTATATTATCCAACTCCTGAACTTTCTTCTCCAAGAAATCATTAGCATATCTAGAAGATGATATCATGATTATGAATCCTGATTTATCCAAAAACTTACCAAACCTTGATTCTCTACGACTTGACAATCCACTATGCATCTCCTCAGCCTGATCCAGAATCTCTTCTTTAGATCCACTACCCTTTTTACTTCCTTTTATCCGTTCAAGGAAATTAGATTCATCAACAACAGCTCCCCAAATGTCATAACCAAGAGCAGCAGCTGCATCCCCAGATCCAGGAAAAAGGACAGTCCGGTTCCTTGGTATCTCTATTCTTGATGTAATCCTTGGGCTGGGTGGAAAATAATCAAGATTGAATTGGCACTTAAACAACGGTTCTACTTTTTTAAACATAACCTCTTTTGCTAAGTGTGCAGTTCTACTCATAAAAACCTGGGCAACGGTAGAATTTGAAGCCAACTCAAATTCCTTAAAAGGATCAAAATGGAAAGCAAACCTACTCCACTCAATCCAAGAAATCACTGATGCAAAAAAACTCTTTCCACTACCAATCGCTTCATTCAGAAATACATAATGGATAGGTCTTTTCTTCCGCTCCTCATAGAGATCAAGAATATCATCTACAATACTTGGATAGATCGACTTTTTAAGATTCAGAAAGTATTCATCAAAAATAAGATCTTCTATACTAACATTTGCAAATTCTTGAGCAATAGTTGGAGTCCAAGGTTTCAATCCACTGGAAGATTTCATAAGTGAATCAGTAACAACTTTCTCAGTCTCACGCTTAAGTATTTCTTTTGTATATTCACCTAGGTCAAATTGTTGCATGGCTAAACTTCCGATATCTCAACAAATTCTTGTTTGCTAACATTTCCAGAAAGATTACCACCAATGACTCCTGGTACAATGAGTTTTTCATGAATCTCTATCAAAATCTGCTGGGCTTTGTTCTTTGGAATCATCTGATTTATAATTTCAAAAATCTGAATTACAAAATTCACTAAAATTTTTGCATCAGGTTTAATAGATGATTCTATTTTAGCTTTCTTAACCTTAAGTTCAGCAATATCAGAGACCATATTAGAGATACTAGTTAGATATGAATTTTTCTTTGTGAGATGTAATTGTTTAGCAAGTACAAGTGATTTTTTTATTCCATCAAGTTCTTCGTCTTCCATTGTACCGGAATCTATCTTTTCAATATACTTTTCATACTTCTTAATAAAAATATTAAGCGTAGAATCATACTCTTCACATTTAACCAAATAAGCTCTAAGTACAGCATACAGCATCTTAATTTCAGAATCGGGTGAAGTGAGGTCATTAGGATTAAGAGAAGCTGCTTCCTCAAGTGAAGTTTTAAAATCATTACCATCCTCTATACTTTTAGTAACAAAGTCTACAACTGGATCTTTAACAGATGGTCGTAATGATGTTGGAGTTTTCTCAACTAATGCTTCAAATTCTTCTACTGGTTTTTCTTGGCCCACAGGACCTCCCGAATAACTTTACCAACATTGTTATCATAAACTTTGAGATCCCGCTTCATTTTACGATCAAGCCGTATTGTTATCCTCTCTACTAATTTCCTCTTCATACAACATCTCCCGAAGAATGCCAACAATAAATTCAGTGACTGTTTTGTTCTCTTTTTTAGATTGCTCCAAAATCCAAGCCGAAAGTTCGTCCTCGACACGAAAAGTGAATAGTTCTTTCATGAGTTAGTCTCCTTTTCATGTATAATATACACTATAAATATGTGAAAGTCAAGTCAAAAGTAAGACTTGAAACGAGTGGTATTGTCATTTTAATTTCAGGAAGGAGTATGAGAAAAAACTACTGCCCCCAGATTTCCCTCTTCTCCTTGCATCTTGGAACAAGATTTCTTTGAGTTTTAGTACCCGTCCTGCCGCCAGGCAGGACAGAGGTCGCTTGCGACCTCTATAAATACTAATAGAGATTAATAAAAATTTAATTAAGGAAAGAAGTATTGGAGATTGATAAAGAAGTTTAAAAAAAGGAAATAAAAAACCAAAAAAAATTTGGTTGCATCTCACCTTGGTATCTTAGTCCTAGTGAGTGTTCTATAGGATGCTACGGCTTCGCCTTCGCACCTGACCTTCGGCTTCCGCTTCGCTTCACCCTTCGGTCGATGATAAAGATCCAGTGTATTTAAAAATTATGAAGAAGTTGCTCTTGAGTATCTCAATTAATCTTTAAATTGTTTTTTATATTATTTT